ACTCATTTAAATCTATTTTTTTTTATCAGAATCAGAATCAACAGAAGTTGGAAAGAACTTACTTACAGTAATAATAAATTTGTTATAAATATCATTATCACTTAATAAAATAGGCATCTCGTCTCTTTCAAAAGGTATCTTTTGTTTATTAACAATATAACCTACTCGTAATGCGTGCCAGAGTAAGGGTTCTACAAGAAACAGTTTGTTATCAATATCACTTAATGAACTTAATGATTCACCAGTTTCTTTCTGAAATTCTCCAATAACATAGAAATTGACTATAATCGGGTGATTTTGCCCATTTATCTCAATATGTTCTGTCATAATTAAGAATTATTTTAATTATGATGTTAATGAAGTAGTTGCGCCGGTTCCTTCAACTGCACCACTGAATGTAACTTGTTTTCCTACACCACCTTGCATTTTACAAGATGTTAAGTAACCGTTACCTGCCCAATAAGTGTTTGATGCTGCAATTGGTTTAATTGCACAATAAACAGATGCATCACTTATTTGAATGCTGTTCATAATGTAATTATAACCTCGTGAACTATCTCCAGATGTTTTTGAAACAAGTCCGTTGAAATCTATCTTCCATTCTTTATCCATAGGGAGTTTTTCAACCCAACCTGCAGATGCTAATGAAGTAATATCAACAGTTTTCTTGTCTACAGAAAATGTGAAATCTGTTGCAAGTCCTACAACTGAAGAATCAAAAATTACTACGAATTCTCTTCCTAAAAAGGGTGTTGCCATTTTATTTAAATTATTTTAAGTTTATTTTTATATATATTCATCAACTCACGTAATAGACATCGTATTCAATCGTGTTTTCAAAAACATCATTGTCTTCTACTATAGTATTTTGATGATTATCTGTAATGTATTGTATGTCTGAAATGTTAGAACTGGTATAATGTGTTAAATATGTATTGACTTCATCTGTTATTTTTAACAGATTTTCAGTACTTGTCGATACAACTTTTACATAAAGTGTGTAAATAGTCATAACATTTTTTGCTATTAACACATCTATTGATTCTTTATCTTTATAATTATATACAATCCAATCATTATTTAAATTAAAATTTACAGGAAGATTATCATAATAAATTCCTCCATTACATAATGTATTTAATGAACTGTCGCCAATCATTATTGAATATAAAGATGTTTGATATGACATATTAACTATTTAATTTTTTGTTCACGCGTTTTATTCTTCTTTCAAGATTTGCTTTAATTTCATCACCTAAATCATTATTAAAAAAATCTATTATAGGTTGTATTTCACTATCAATTACCGGCGCAACTTCATTTCTTGGTGTTATTGCTCCTCTATTATATCCTCTTTTTGTATGTCTAACTACTGTACCTCTATCTAAGAACCTTAGTAAAACACCCGCTGGAATCTTACCGTCAACTCTTTTTCCTGCAGTAACACCAGCAGAAATTGCATTCTTATCGTGTGGGTCATTTACAACTCGTAAACTATCTTTTAATGTTTCTGAATATGTTAAAGAACTTTTTAATTCATTAACAATAAATTTTTTACCCGCTTTAACTAAAGTTGCTTTAATAATCTTTCGTTGAAGTGCTTCAGGTAAATCACTAAGCGCATCAACTAATTCTTTAAGACCTTCAATATCAAATTTCTGGGTAGTCGCCATCGTCTGATAATACTGTTGTTAGTTTAAATCCGTCCTTAATCCCCAACTCTTGAACCTGCATAATTTTATAATAACTACAATTGTATTTTACTCTATATTTATTATTGATTTTCTTTGTATCTAAATTGTATCTAATTGTAAAATCTGTTTTATAAGTGAATAATTCACCATTGGTATCATTTTTAGTGTCGCCTGAAGTGACAGTTACTTTAGCATAGGTAGTTATATAATCAGACCAAGAAAGTGAAGGAGAACCCACCGAATTCACTCCAGTTGTTCCCTGTTGTATTGTTATAACTTTGTTGAGTTGGTTTGAAAGCATTTCACCATCTAATTATTTTATGTGGTTGAAGCAATCTTTCAAATACATCACTTTTTTTAACATTTGAATATGAATATGATGATCTTTCCATATCATAATAGTTTCCACATTCAATCATAATTGCCTGTTTTATATCTTCTGGACACATATTTGTTGCATATCCTGTAGTAAATTGCAATGTCAAAGGGTCTGAAGTAACTATATTATCAAATTCTAAATGAAACTCACCTTCTTCAATTTCTAAATCACTATAATTTAATAATGTAGATGCATCAGAAATAAGGTAATCAAATGAAATTAAATTACCTTCTGGTATATTTAAGTAAGAACTACTGTAATCATTTACAGTATAAACACATTTAGTAAGAGCAATATCCTTGTCAATGAAGTTTTCTGCTTTTCTTGTTGCAGCTTTTATAACATTGTTTGTTAAATAATCATCATCTTCATTGTTGGCTTGGTCAATTCTAAGATGTGTTTTTAGTTCATTTAAAGAAACAGGATACGTAGTTTTGGTTTTTTTAACATTATAACTAAATCCCGCATAACTATATGAATAGTAATAAGGAACAAAATTATCAATATAGTTGCCTATTAAATTGTCCATTAGAATGTGTTATTTTAAAAAAGGAGAGAAGAAAAATCTCCCCTCTCCTTTATATTTAATTGGTTGTTATTACATACCACAAGATGCACTAACAGTCCAAGCAAAAGCTTTTGCGTTAAAGCAACCCGTATCGAACATTCCGATAATTGTAAGTGCGATTTCTCCTTGTTTTGCTTTTGTATATGGGTCAACTATAATTTCAAGCCCGCCCCATTGTCCAACAGCAGTTCTACTGAAGTCGCCAAAATAAACTCCATTAGTATTTGCGGCAGGAACACCATAAGCTGGATATCCATTGATTTCGTTATCATACCAAATTGCTGGTCCTACTGTAGTTCCAAGAGCAATTTTTTGTTTTAAGTATGCTTTAACAGTAGGGGTTGTTACATAAGCGGTACTTGCAGGATTAACATTAAGACCACCTATAGATGCTTCCATCTTTACTAAGTCTCCGTATACTAAACCACCAGCGGTAGGAGTAACAACTGCAGATGCTGCATCTGTTTGAAGGTTATCAAATAAATCATTAGTAACTGCATTCCAAACACCATTTACAAGGTTTTGAAGAATACTTGCATATATTCCAGGGTTTGTTTGTACTAAAGTTTCCTTTGATATGTTTTGAGTATGAGATACTCTACGAGCAGCAAGTGTTAAATCAACAGTTGCCATACCTGCAGAACCTGCAGATACATCTTCTCCAGGGAATGTTGCGGTATCTTCTGTCATAGCAGGTACAACAAAATTACCAACAAGTCCTTCATAGAAGGTAACACCTAACTTACGAAGAAATGCTTCAGCAGGTGAGTGCAAAATATCTACTGTAGAATTAACTGTTTTATTTATAATTGCAGTATCTGTAGATGCTAAAATTGGGTCTGCTCTGTATTCTGCAAGTGCTTGAAATGAACTTGTTTGATTTTTACGAACAGAATCTTTTAGCCAATCACGAAATTGAACTGAAAGAGGTTGTGTACTTTCACTTCTAACTTCAACTGGGGAACCAGTTCTTTTGTTAAGTTCTTCAAGATTTTCAAGTTCTTGAATTTGAAGTTCAATGTTCTTAACTTCTTTATCTAAAGATGCATATCTTTTGTTTTCGTCTTCGTCTTTAGTACGATTTTCTGCAACAACTTGTTCAACGATTTCTTTCATCTCATTAAGTTTTGCGGTTTTCTTGACATTTAAGTCATTAATTTTTTTCATAATTATTTTAATTATTTTATTTTAAGTTTTATGTTGACCAACTCAAGTTCATTTATTTCCTTGGTTAAATCTATTTCAATAGGTTTTTGTGCTACATCAAATTCATCCAAGCCTCTTGCATAAACTTCTGTTTGAGGATAGGCTGCTTTGGTTACTACAGATACATCGTGCAAATTTGAGATTCTCGAGATACGTCTAAGGGGAACTCCCTCAACGTTTCGGCTCCATTTTTGTCCTTCACCTACAGTAAAAGCAAAAGAATTTTCAGTTACATCACCTCTTGATACCATTTCATATAGATTTTTTGAATCACTAGTGTTATTAAGAGTTGCTCTAAAATGCAAACCTTTATCATCTTCATTAAGAGACAAAGTTTTATTTGTAGTTCTAGCAAGTATTTTATCTTTTGAGTGATTAAATGTTAGATATACATCATTATTAGTTACATCACTAAATGCTCCTCTTTCTAATACTTCAACAAACTTTTTACCATTCTCAGATATAAGTCTACTTTCAACATTAGATAATGCTGCATAACCCTCTAAAACCATATTATCACCATCCATTGATGCTCTTAATGATATGTCAGGATTATCATAAAATCTATTTTCTATTTTCATTTTATAGAGTTATTTTTATATATATTCACACACATTTATAATTGTGGAGAATCTAAAGGTTGTGATGGAGGTTGAACTGCATTCTTTTTATTATATGATTCAACACTCATTAAATTTGTCATTACAAAGTGATTATCACCCCCATCATATGTTTGAGTTCCTTCATATTTTGCAATGTCATTAGGAGTAATAGCACCCATTCCAAACAAGTTTTTATAGTTTTCAATTCTTGTTTTACTATCAGTTTCAACAATTGCATTACTATTAAATTCAACACTCATCCCATTAACTCTTTCATCATTAGTTAATAGTTTAAATTCCAATTCCTGACGGTACATTCTAAGGATTGGTCTAAGTGTATTTATTTTATAGTTTAATTGAAGTTGTTCAAGATTATTAAATTTTGAACTTTCAAAGTTTCCAAGCATATGAGGCGGAACTTTATATAATGCTGCAATTTGGTCTGCATTAAATCTAATTGTTGCAATAAATTCAGCATCCGCAAAACTTAATGTAATATCTTGTAGTTCTGTGAATGGAGGCAAAGAAATTATCTTACCCGCATTTTTAAATCCACCATATTTATTTTGAAAATCTTCAACTTTTGTTTGCCATTCTTTAGGATTTATACCTTCAGGTATTGAAGTTTTTAATGCCTTTGGTGATGTAGCATTATTATCATAAAATCTATCAATAGTTGTAAATGCTTTATATGTTGTTGAAAGATTTAATCTTAATTTTTCAATAGGATTAACACCCCAGATTCCATCAGTTGTAAGTGTTCTAAAATGCAAAAATTCACTTGCATTTATCCACTGTTCTGGTGAATTATCATCTTCCTTAAAAAGATAATATAATTCATCACTTATTAATTTGTAGGATAAGATTTTATGAGGTGAAATAATACTAAGAGATTTAACACTTCCGTCTAAATTTCTATTTATTCTTGCAAAAGAATTACCTCTAATGTTTCTTATATACTCTAATGCTGCAAAAAATGAATGTGATGTTGTATAATTGTTAGGATTAAAATGTAATAATGAATAACGATAATCATCTTTTAAAATAGATTTATCGCCTTCATCTGCATTTTGATATACGTTAATAGGAAAACTACCTACATCATCTGACAATATTTTACAACTTGTATAAACAGAGGAGATTGATTCTCCTAATGCTAAATTAAAATTTACATTAGGGAAATTAAGGTAATCAGTAATTCTATTAACTTCTGTATTTGTTTCGCCTACGACTGTAGAACTAAATAGATTTGTAAATGCTGATATTAGAGACATTATATTTTATTTATTTTTATATATATTCATTACAATTCTAAACCTTTAAAGAATAATGAAGCAGCACTTGTGTTAACTCCCAGGCACCCATAAAATGCGTTGTGTAATGAAATAACGCCATCCATTGCATCGCCAAATTCATCTTTTCCGGGTCGTATATTTCCATTTAATTTATCTTTGTATTTTACTGTATTTTGGAAATTCCAGACCATACATTTATTTGGATATATATTCATCATATTTTTGAAGAGTAACTCTTCTATGTATCTCATAGGCCAATCATAATTAGGAAATCCTGGTCTTACAGGAACACACCAAATAGATTCACCGTTTTCATTTGTCCAGGTTATACCTTTACAATCTTTAGGCATATTTACAAATTTTCTAAAGTGCCAAGGATCTGGGTATAATGCTTTAACTTTGTATTTTTTATTTATGTCAAATATATATCGTTGTATTAAGTCATAATCCATTGCTTGATTTTTAGTAGCATCAATAACATATTCTTCTTTAATCCATTGTTTAATATCTACACCACCTTTTCTTAATGAATTACTTTCATTTTTAACAAAAAAGAAATATGGTTTAACATAATATTTGTCACCTCCATCCCATAAACATACCATACTTGTTAAATCCCTGGTCTCACTTAAGTCAAGACCTATGTAACAAGGCAAATCTTTTACATCTTCATCAGTAAATACTTTTATATTAGATAATAATATGTTTTTTGGAATCCAATCACTTTGTTCATCAACAAACATATTTAACCTTTTTGTATAAAAATCTTCAAGAGATGAAGGGATATTTTTTGATGTATTGTAATTATCTTGGAAATCTTTTAAATTCAATAGAGAACCAAGCGCAGGATTTGCTTTATGCCAAGTATTGTAATCAGATGGGTCATCTCCTTCTTCTAATTCATATAATAAATAAAAGAACCTGTCATCTGTTGAAATTCCTCTTAACACATTTCTTCCTGCAGAAACCAATTGACTACAAAAGCTATTTTTATCTACACCACCTGTTGATATTAGAAACAACATTGAGTTTTCTCTTTTACCTAATGCATTTTTTAGAACATTAAATTTTTGTGAATCTTTATATGTATGGATTTCGTCCAAGATGCAACTTGTTGGGTTATATCCTTCAAGTTTTTTCATATCCATAACAGTAGTTTTACACCAACCTAATTTTTTAGGGTCTTTAAATAGTATTCTATTAGACTTCATTGCTACTAAACGTGAATCTAAAGCGGGAGAGTTTGTTATTAACTCTATTAGTGTATCAAAAGATGTATCTTTTGTGTTAGTTTGTGATGCTGAAATTAAGATTGACCTAGGGAATATGACACCATCGAACAACATAAAATACAGTTGTAATGCTGAAGCGAAGGTTGTTTTACCATTGGCTCTTCCGATGAATAGAAATGCGTATAGATATTTTCTAGTGTTTGTACCTCTAAAGAATAAACCGAACAATGCGAGTATAATAAACGCTTGAAAGGGTTCCAAAATAAATTGTCTATTTTTTCCAATATATAAATAACTAAAAAATGTAAATACTTTTTCTACCGCTTCAGGTCTCCACTCAAGGTCAGAACGTTGTAAATCAAGTTCGTGTCTTTTAACCGCAAGTCTTATATTTTCATTTGTCTGAGTTTCTCCTGATTCAACCTGTTCACAATAACTTTTAGCTTTGTACCAACAATCTTGTACATATGTTTTTTTATCTTGAATCATTATCAAATTGGTCCAATTGTTTTTCTTCTAATAGTTTTAACATTATTCTGTCTTTCCTATTTATACCTAATTTACCTGCTAGTTGTTGAATATTTCTTTGGAACATTTGATATATACCAACTAATGGGTTCATTTTTGACATTTTACTGCCTGACGTTGTAATATAATTTTGTACTACACCCTCATATTTTAATGTGGTTAAACATTCTCTTGATAATTCGATATTTGATATAAGTTCATCAATTACATAGTCATCCACACCTGGGTCATAATTTCCCTTCTTTGTTAAATGTATAATGATGGCATTTCTAAGGCTCGAGTTCATAAAATATTCTTATTTTAGTTATATATTCAATATTGATTATTTTTTTAAGTTTTTTAATTTCTAATTTTTCTTCAGCAGTTAATTTTCTTTTTTCATTCTTTGCTGTTTTTTTAATTGCAGCAATTTTTTCATTTTAGTAATATTTAGGTATATTAGTTTTTATAAAGTTTATTTCTTCTTGTGTTAACTGAAAATATTCATAAAGTTCGTTATATGTCCAAGAACGAGTAAAATCTAACCAAGGAACTGATCGTAGAATTCTACCACTATATACATGTGCTCCTGTTTTATAAATTGATAATGAAAACATAGCAAATCGTGTTTTAATGAAGCTGATAAAATTATTTGCTTCTGTAGGGGTTTTAAAAGAATAGAATAAATGCTTTGTTTTTTTATTTGCTGGTTTTTCTTCTTTAGTTATCAAAGTGTAAAAATCTCCATTTAATTTCATATTAATGGGGGGATAACCTACGTGGCCACGTATATAAGCCAGATTAACATAATGATCACCATTATTTTTATTTATATGATTTTGCAAATTGTCTTGAGATGCCAACTTCATAATTTTATTTTTAAGAACAGGATAGATATTTATATCAGACCATTTATTTATATCATATATGTTATCATATAAAATTTCTTTGTTCGATATTTTATCAATAACCCTTATTCCTTTTGATATTTTATTTTTGTTTATCACATCAATAACAAATGGAGAAAAAAAAGCAACTTTAAATATATCATTTCCATCTATAAATGTAAATTCTTCAACAGTATCTTTTATCATTTCTTTTGTTTCTATGTATTCTTTACTGTTATTTTTTTCATCTAATAGCCATACAGACGGGTGAATCCAAATAATATGTTTTTTTGATATATTATACGCAATTTTAAAAAAATTCAAGTGTAAACTTCCTTTATATGGAGGGTTTCCCACTACTACATCAAATTGTGGCATTTTTTCTTCTCTTTCTTTCTCTTCAATTTCAGATATTTCTTTATATAAAATATTGATTATTTTTTTAAGTTTTTTAATTTCTAATTTTTCTTCAGCAGTTAATTTTCTTTTTTCATTCTTTGCTGTTTTTTTAATTGCAGCAATTTTTTCATTTTAGTAATATTTAGGTATATTAGTTTTTATAAAGTTTATTTCTTCTTGTGTTAACTGAAAATATTCATAAAGTTCGTTATCTGTCCAAGAACGAGTAAAAT